CACTATTGATACTGATGGTAGTGGTAATCTTATTATTAAATCAGATGGTGTAGGCACTACACAAATAGCAGATAATGCTGTTACTAATGATAAAGTAAATAGCATATCAGCAACTAAAATTACTGCTGATCAATTAGATTCAGCAAGAATAAATGTTGGTACTTTAAACGTACAGCATTTTGATAATGTATCTGCTGATATAAAAAGTCATTTAACTACTGAAACCTTTGTGCCTTTATCAAGAGAAGGACAAGTATATGTACAAAGAACATCAGAATATACAGGAAGCAATGCATCATTTTTTAATTTAGCAATTACTCAAGTTAGAAACAATGCTACTTATGTAGCTATTTTTTCAGGAGTGCTTGGTGATGTCAGTGGTGGTAGGGTTCAATATTCAATAAATGGAACTACATGGGTTAATGCAAGTGGTAATACTAATATTTCTTGGAGTGCTGGAACTTATAGAGGATATACTTATGTTTATACAGGACAAATAACTACATTATCAGGAACTCAATCAACTGTTTATTGGAGAATATATTTCTCAGGAAGTTACAATCATACTCAACTTTCACTTAATGTAATGATGGATAACACACAATAATGAATATTTTTACTATATACAATTTAGAAACAGGCGAAATAGAATTCTCATGTTCAACAGTTGCAGAAATGCATGAAATGTTATTAGAAGATGAACAAGGAATCATTGAAGGGGATTATCAACCCAATGAGTATAAGATAATTGATGGTGAAGCGGTTATAAGAACTGATAATGTATTAGAAATATTAAGAAACAAAAGAAACGAATTACTAACTCAATCAGATTGGACTCAAGTAAATGACTGTCCTTTATCTGATTCTAAAAAACAAGAATGGGCAACATACAGGCAATCATTAAGAGATTTACCATCTACACAACAGTCAGTCAATAATATTGCTGATGTTATATTTCCAACTATCCCTGAATGATTTAATATATAGAAAATAGGATTTTATTATGGCACAACACGATTACAACATAGCAAACCAGTCAGGTGCAGATTTTAGAGCAGACTTAAATAATGCTTTATCTGCTATTGTGACAGTCAATAGTGGAGCAACTGAACCATCAACTACATTTGCCCATCAATTATGGGTAGATACAGCTAACAGCGTATTAAAGATCAGAAACGCTGCTGATAATGCTTGGATTACTACAGGTGTTAGTATTACTGCATCAAATACACTTATAGGTGACTTAACAGGAAATGTCACTGGTAATGTAACAGGTAATGTTACTGGTAATGTAACTGGAGACTTAACAGGTAATGCAGATACAGCTACAACACTTGCAACTGCAAGAACCATATCTTTATCAGGAGATGTTGTTGGATCAGCTTCTTTTGATGGTAGTGCCAATATAGATATAGATACAGTAGTTCAAATTAATTCTATTACTTTAGGAACTGACACAACTGGTGATTATGTTGAATCACTATCAGGTGGAACTGGTGTAACAGTAACAGGTGGAACTGGTGAAGGTTCTACTCCTAGTGTTGCTATAGGACAAGCTGTAGCTACAACTGATGATGTTACTTTTAATACTATTACTGCAACTGACCAGTTTATAGGTGATATAAGAGGTGCTGTAAGATTTAATGCTAAAGCTGATGGTGCTTTAACAAAAGGTGATGTAGTTTATATTTCAGGTGTTAGTGGTGATGTAGCAACTGTAGCACAAGCAAAAGCTGATGATGCTTCTAAAATGCCTGCATTTGGTTTTGCTGCTGAAGATGCTAATGATAATGCTGCTATTGAAGTTGTAACTTTTGGAACATTAGCAGGATTAGATACTTCAGGAGTATCAGAAGGACAAACATTATATGTATCAACAACAGCAGGTGCTTATACAACAACTGCTCCAAGTGGAGAATCTGCTTTAATACAAAATATAGGTAGAGTTCAAAGAAGTCATGCAACTGAGGGATCAATAAAAGTAGGTGGTGCTGGTAGAAGTAATGCTACGCCTAACTTAGATGATGGCAAGATATTTATAGGTAATGCTTCTAATCAAGCTGTTACAGCAACTCTTGATACTTCTATAGTTGTTGAAAATACTAATCTTTATTATACAACAGCAAGAGCAAATACAGATTTTGATACAAGATTAGCTACTAAAGATACAGGTGATTTAACAGAAGGTAGTAACTTATATTACACAACAGCTAGAGTTAATTCAGATTTTGATACTAGATTAGCTACTAAAGATACTGGAGACTTAACTGAAGGCTCTAATCTTTATTATACAGATGCAAGGGTTAATTCTGCATTTGATACAAGACTTGCAACTAAAGACACTGATGACGTATCAGAAGGTGCTACTAATTTATATTACACATCAGCAAGGGCAAATACTGACTTTGATACTAGATTAGCTACCAAAGATACAGGTGATTTAGCAGAAGGTACTAATTTATATTACACATCTGCTAGATTTGATTCAGCTTTTACATCTAAAGATACAGATGATTTAAGTGAAGGAACAACTAACTTATATTACACAACTACAAGATTTGATTCTGCATTTGGTAATAAAACAACTTCTGATTTAACAGAAGGTACAAATTTATACTATACAGATACAAGAGCAAATTCAGCTATAGATACAAGAGTTACTAAAGCATTTGTTGATGCATTAGGAATACAAGCATCAAGCGTAGATGCTAATTCAGTAACACTTGGAACTGATACAGTTGGTAACTATGTTGCAACAGTAACTGGTACTGCTAATAAGATCACTGTTACAGGTAGTGGAAGTGAGTCTGCAAATATAACGCTAACACTACCTGATGACGTGCAAATTGCTGACAGCTTAACAGTAGCAGGTAATTTAACAGTCAATGGTACTCTTACATCTCTTGATACTACTAACCTAGATATAGAAGATAACTTATTCCAGCTTAATGCAGGATTAACAGGTAGTCCTGTAAACGATTCAGGTATGTTGATCAATAGAGGTACTGCTGATAATGGTATCTTTATGTGGGATGAATCTGTTGATAAATTCACACTAGGATTAACAACAGCAGATGGTACTTCTACAGGAAATATTACACTTAATTCACTTGGTACTTTAGTTGCTAATTTAGAAGGTAATGTAACAGGTACTATTCAAACAGCAGCTCAACCTAATATTACAAGTCTTGGTACGCTTACAGGTTTAGACGTTGCAGGAACTCCAACCTTTGATGGTTTGACTGTTGTAGGTGAAACAACTAGCAGCAATGGCACATACGGAACTAAACTTACCTACTCTAATGGTAATCAAAGTGGCGTTATTGATACTTTTGGCAACCATAATTTAGAGTTTAGAGCCAATAATGATAGGGCAATGAACATAGCAGCCAACGGAGACATCAGCTTCTACGAAGATACAGGAACTACAGCTAAAATGGTTTGGGATGCTTCAGCAGATGCACTTACTTTTGGTGATTCTGTTAAGGCTACTTTTGGTACAGGCAATGATTTAGAAATCTATCACGATGGTATTAATAGTCTTATTAAAGATGTCGGTGCTGGTGACTTAAATATATCAGCAGGAAATGACTTACGATTACAAGATTCATCTGGAAATAACTATTTCAAAGCAGGAGAAGGCGGTGCATCTAAAGTTTACTATGCAGGTGCAGAAAAACTAGCCACGACCAGCTCAGGCATAGACGTAACAGGTGTTATAACAACAGATGGCTTAACAACAAGTGCAGATATTAACTTTGGTGACAACGACAAAGCAGTCTTTGGAGCAGGTTCAGATTTACAGATTTATCATGATGGTAGTAATAGTTTTATCAAAGACAATGGGACGGGAACGCTTTATATTGACGGAACTAACCTTACGCTAAGAGATACTGACACTGCAAAAGTTGCAATAAGCATTCAAAATAACACGAATGCTCCTCTTGTTCAGCTTCGTTATGATAACTCAACAAAACTATCCACAACCTCAACAGGGATAGACGTAACAGGTACAGTTACTGCTGATGGTTTGACTGTTGATGGCAATGCTCGTATTGAAGAACTAGGTGCTATTGCAAAATTAACACTTGAACGTGGTGGTTCACAAAACAATGCTGATAGTGCAGCAGTTGATTTAATTGAGACAAACGCTGGTTCTGAAGGTGCAAACTTTGGGGATGCAGCTACTAATGGCTTTAGGTTAAAACTTGATGGTAGTGCTAATGATTTTTTAATACAATCAAGTGCTTCAGGTACAGTTAGAACAAGATTAGGTATTGATAGAGATACAGGAGACATCTCTTTCTACGAAGATACAGGAACTACAGCCAAGTTCTTTTGGGATGCAAGTGCTGAAGCTTTGGGTATTGGAACGACTTCGCCAACTAATACTTTAGAAATTGCAAGTGATACTGACAATAGTGGGATTACAATATATAACGATTATGGTTCTGGTGGGCGTAATGCAAGAATTGGGTTCAAATCATTAAATGGATATGATGCCTCTAGTGTTTTGGCTGCAGTTACAGCATCACCTGACAGTTCATCAAACACTGCTACTTCTTTAGTATTTTCTACATCAGGAAACAATAGTATTTCATCTGCTGGGCTTACAGAACGCATGAGAATAGACTCTTCAGGCAACATATTAGTTGGCACATCTAGTGTTACGACCAGTAGATTAAATATAGGCGGGACTAGTAATTATGTTCTTACTAACTCAGGTCAAGCTAACGCAGCAGGTATTCACGTTGATGGAGGAACTGCTGGAGGTTCTGGAGCTTATTCAGGAGCAATATCTTTTGGTACAAATACTGGAGCATCTGCTATTGCTGGAGTTCAGGGAAGTGCTGACTCAGATGTTCAAGGCTTGGCTTTTATTGTACACGGTTCAGCAACAGGCACAGATGATGCCACAGAAGCCATGCGTATTGATTCTTCAGGCAATCTGTTGGTGGGGACTACTTCAACATCTGCATCAGTTGCAGGTGGTCGTATATTTAGTACAGGTCGTTTAGTTACTTCTGTTGATGACGAGGGTCATTATTTCCGCAGAAACAATACGGATGGCACTATTGTAGAGTTCGCCAAAAACGGCTCAACAGTTGGAAGTATTGGTACAGCAAGTAGTATTATGTATATTGGTACTGGTGATGTTGGTATAAGAACTAATTCAATTAGTGATACTATAGAGCCTTTTAATACTAGTAATACCAATGTTAGAGATGCTTTAATTGATTTAGGTTCTACAGGAGCAAGATGGAAAGATCTCTACCTATCAAGTCAAGCTATTATAGAAGATGATGCATCTAGCCCATCAATACTTGTAAAAGCAGCAAGTCAAACAAGCTCTACAACACCTACAGCTTCAATAATTTTAGCATCAGGAAGTCTAAGTTCTAATGCATCAGCACCAGCTATAATTTCTTATAGAGATGCTGATTACAGTATAGCAGCATTAAGGTCATCAGGATTAAAATTTCAAGTAACTAAGTCAAACGCAGGTTCAGAAGCCATGCGTATTGATAGTGATGGCAACGTTGGAATTGGTGACAATACATTTACCGCAGGAAAGTTAAGAGTCTATGACACTGCTGGTAATCACATTTGGTTAAAAGGTAGAGTTAGCGATGGTAATGCTTCTGTTAGCTTTAGGAATAACGCTGATAATGCTTACAACGGACGCATTGCGACTGACGATACTAGTATGAATTTCCAAGTCAACGGCTCAGAAAGAATGCGTATTGATTCTTCAGGACAATTACGTCTTGGAAATACATCTCCTTCTTGGGATACCAATTTTAGTTCTTTAGTAACTAAAGGTGGTTTTGTAGGTTCACAAAGTTCTTCATATATATATTCAGGACAAAATGTTTATCATAACGGTGGTTTAAAATATACAACAGACGGATATTCAACTTTATATGAACAAAGTTTTGGAAATCATACATTTTATAATGCAGTTTCAGGCACAGCAAATTCAGCTATTACCTACAATACTGCTTTAAAAATTGACACATCAGGCAACGTTGGAATTGGGAGGACAAGTATATCCCAACCAAGTTCAGGTGCTACAACACTTGCTATACAAGGAACAGATAATAATAAAGCAGGTGCAATTAGATTATATTCGGCTGATGATTCTATTGCAGCGTACATATATCCTGATAGTGTAAGTGGATTATCTATAAATACAAGTACAAGTCATCCTATGGTATTCAGAACAGTAGGTACAGAAAGAATGCGTATTGATACTTCAGGCACGATGATATTACAAGCTGATGGTGCTGCTAATCTTGGTCGTATTCAGTTTAGCTCACAAGCAAGTACATACCAAATACTAGGTGGCAATAACATAGGTTACATGGGCTATAAAACTGGTGGCTATCATAGATTCTTTGGTTCTGATGGTGCAGAAGATATGCGTATTGATAGTTCAGGCAACTTGTTGGTGGGTGCTACTGCACAATTAAGTGCTTCAAAAGTTCTTTCATCATTTAATGGAGCAACACATAATGGTTATGTTGCAAAAACAACCTATGCTAGTACTGGTTCAAACTTTGCAGTATTTTTAAATTCAGGAAATCAAGTTGCAGGAAGTATTAACCATAATGGAACAACAAGTGTTGCCTACAACACATCTTCAGACTACAGATTAAAAGAAAATGTAGATTACGACTTTAATGCTCTTGATAGAGTTGCACAATTAAAACCAGCTAGATTTAACTTTATAGCTGATGCAGATACAACAGTTGATGGTTTCTTAGCACACGAAGTACAAGATATAGTTCCTGAAGCTATTTCAGGTGAAAAAGATGCAGTTGATGATGAAGGTAATCCTGAATATCAGGGCATTGACCACAGCAAACTTGTACCTCTTTTAACTAAAGCTATACAAGAACAACAAGCACAGATTGAAGCCTTACAATCTGAAATTAACTTATTAAAAGGAGAATAAAAATGGCAATTAATTATACTTGGGACGTTTCAACAGTTGATACTTACCCAACACTAGATGGTAATGCAGACGTTGTTTATAACGTGCATTGGAGATTAAACGCAGAAGATGGAGATTATTTAGCATCATCTTATGGTACACAATCATTAGATACATCTGATTTATCTAACTTTACATCATTTGCTGATGTAACATCAGATATGGTTAAGGGTTGGGTTATTGATGCTATGGGTGAAGAAGCTGTTGCAGATTTAGAAGCAAATTTAGATTCACAAATAGAAAGTCAAAAAAATCCAACGTCAGTAACAAAAACTTTAGAATCTTAGTATATAATTTAATTTTAAATAACTTATAGGAGAGTTAAATGAGTAAAGAAGAAAATAAAATGGAAAACCAAGAACCAGTAATAATTACATTCAATGGTAAAGAGTACAGAGCTTCTGATCTAAACGAAGAGCAAATGGCACTTGCTGCTAAGTTAAATGTTGCTGGTAAAAAACTAGCTAGACTTCAAGAGTATTATGATGATTATGTCATTACTAATGAATATAAAAACTTAGTTATTGAATCATTTGATAGAGCTATCAATGCTGAAGAAGAAGTTGAGGTAGTAGAGGAAAAATAAATGCCTAGAGTCACCGCACAAGATATCGGAGTTGAATTAGAAAAACACGAAATCCAATGCGGTGAAAGATGGACTCAAAACTGGAATAGACTTAAAAAAATAGAAGATTCAGTTAAAGATTTAGATAACAAAACTGAATCTAAATTAAATTCAATTGACTGGTCTATTAAAGGTGGTTTGGGTGCAGTCATATTAATACTATTAAGTGGCATTATCACCTTGATTGTTAAATTATGATAGATAAACTAATCCAACCTGTCGGTGACATATTAGATAAATTTGTTGCTGATAAAGATTTGAAAATAAAACTATCTCATGAACTTGAGAAAGAAATAATTTCGTTAAACAAAGCACAATTAGAAGTAAATAAAGTTGAAGCAAAACACAATAACATATTTGTCTCAGGCTGGCGTCCTTTTATCGGTTGGTGCTGCGGTTTATCACTCACTTATCATTTTATTTTAGAACCTATCATTCAATACATTCTTATCGTCAATGGAGTTCAATTTGAAACACCTGAGTTTGACTTTAGCCAATTATCTACAATCGTTATGGCTATGCTTGGTATGTCAACACTTAGAACCTACGAAAAAACTAAAAAATAATATGTACGAAAACATAAAAGAAATGCTGATCAAGAATGAGGGATTGTGTCTGAACTTATATAAATGCAGCTTAGGGTACAACACAATTGGCGTAGGTCGTTGCTTAGATAAGAATGGCATATCAGAAGATGAAGCTATGTATTTGCTTGAAAATGATATTATTAGAGTTGTAGCTAATTTAGATAAGGTATGGGAAGTATGGAGAAGTTTTCCTGTACCTGCTCAAGAGGTATGTGTAGACATGGCATTTCAAATGGGCATAACAGGATTTATGAATTTTAGACAAACACGAGCTCTGATGGAGATGGGTTGTTGGTTGGAAGCATCAGAGGAAGTATTAAGAAGTAAGTATGCAGTTCAAACACCAAATAGGGCAGCTAGGAATTCAAGAAAACTAGCTTTGTGTAAAAGTGCCAAGAAAAACATCAGACCAGCATCAAAATAATTCTCGACTTGGTGCATTAGGAGAATCATTAGTACAAACGTTTCTGCTTGAGTACGCTGACTTTTGTTACCCAACGCAAGAAAAACATCCTGCCGATTTGCTGATGGAGGTGTCAGGAGGCAAATATACTGTTCAGGTAAAAAGCAGACGAGCTACTAAAGAAAAGAAGTTTGTCTTTGCTGCTGAAAACTCACGATCCATGTCTGAAACCTATAAAAACTATCGTTGCGATATTTTAGCCTTTGTATTCTTTTATGATGATGAGAAGAGAATTATGTTTAAGGCAAATACCTCATCACAAAATTATTTCACCTTTGATAAAAAATCCATTACCGATAATATGGAATTAGATTCACTTAAGGAAACCCTTGATGCTCTTAATTCTGTTCCTGTTTTAAACTCAATAATTTAACACTTGCATATTATATAAATATAATTTAATATATTTATATTAATTATATGGAGGAGTTAATTATGATAGAAAGTCCACAAACACTAATAATATTAGCAGCAGCTTGTTACCTATGTTATGGAGCAGCTTTAATTATTAAAGATAAGAATGACAGAAAATGAGAGAGATAACATTAAACGAAGTTGGTAAAACAAAACCTTTGATCTTAGCCAAAAGGCAAATAAGAGGTTACTACAGAGATGTATTTACTGGAGAGAATAAAGTTCAAGTAGATGATAAGGAGTATATAGTCAGAGATTCTCTAACAGAGATAGCTTATTTGATGGGAGTCAACACATGAGAATAGAATCACTAAAGAACTTTGAGTCAGAACAAAAAGGTCAGGCTCTTATTTATAAAGACATACCCAATGAAGATTATCATGCTGGTGTAGGTATCAGTAGTAGTTATGTTAGAAGATTTGGTCAATCGCAATTACACGCAGTTAATCATAAATCTGAATCTACTCCTGCACTAAAGTTTGGTACAGCAGCTCATTCTTTATTAGTAGAGGGCAAAGAGGCTTTTGATAAAGAAGTAAGAGTTATAAGCGGTTCTCCTTACACTAAAGCATTTAAAGAAGAGAAAGCTGAATATGAGGAGCAAGGTTATATAGTCTTAAAAGAAGAAGATGCACACATGATCTTTGATATGCAGGCAAATATGATATATGAGGGTAATGCTTACTTAAATGCAAAAGGCAAATTGGCTGAAGCAAGTATCTACTGGTACGAAGATGATGTGCTATGCAAATGTAGACCTGATTTAATGTGTCCGCCACTAGATAAACCTAATTCAGATAATGAAATAGTAATAGTAGATTATAAAACTACTATATCTTGCGAACCTTATGCTTTTAATAAGTCAGTCAAAAAGTATGGCTATGACTTACAAGCAGCATTTTATAGAAGAGGATTACAGATGGCTGGATATGATGTAACAGACTTTGTCTTTATAGCACAAGAAAAAACAGAACCTTATGCATCTAAGGTTTTTAGAATTACTAAAGAGCAAATGGATTATGGTTGGAACATGATGGAGCAATACCTAGAGGATTATAAAGAATATCAAAAGGGTAAACCTCTTAGTATTTACAATAGTCCTAATGTTGTGGATTTGGTTTTATAAGAAAGGGCGAATAGATATATGAGAGTATTAAGTTTTATGGAGAGTTTATCTTACGCCCTTGAACTAAGTATAAGGGTTTTTGGAAGAGAGGGTAATAAAGTTCTAGCTTTATTGCAAAATAAATATTAATATTAAAAAGGAGAGTCAGAATGGACGAAAAAATAAAAAAAGCACTTTGGATATCGGATGATCTACATAAAGAGATCAAGATATTCGCAATCAAAAACAACATGAATATTGAGACTGCAACGCAAATGGTCTTAAAGCTAGGCATGGTTTCTTATAAAGAGAGTAAGAAAAATGGGTCAAAATAAAGCAGCAGTTGAGAAGCGTAGAAAAGAATTAGAGCAAGAAAAGTTAGATAAGCAAATAAAGTATTACTATTTTCAAAAAGGTGCTGGAGAGCATTATAGAGAAATACAATACATGAGTGGCAAGATAGTAAGGACAAGATTCGATGCTTGATTGGATATTATATTTTATTGCAGGAATATTTGGATTGGTTTTTATTGGTGCGATTATAAGTGTGATAGCAGCAGTATATATTTTAAATGAGTTAGATTAATGGTAAACGCAAGAAATAAAGGTGCAGCATTTGAGAGATTAATAGTCAATAAACTTAATATTGTATTAGAAGAAAAAGGTTTAGATGAAAGAGTAAAAAGAAATTTAGACCAATATCAGACTAGAGGAATGGCTGACATTTATTTCAGGAACTTTGCTATTGAGTGTAAAAGATATAAGAACAATGGCAATCAGAATGTTTATAAGAACGCATGGTGGCAACAAGCAATAGAGAGTGCTGGTGATGACTTGATTCCTATATTGATATATAAATTCGATAGG